ACCTTTGTTAAATACGAAGGAGCTAAACCACGATGCCTATACGGAAAAGATACACTCTCTCACTCGGCTATGTTGACCGTGTTGGCGGGAGAAGCTTGGACACAACCTATGGAGGAAGAATAAGACATGGCTAAATTAAACACAGTCACATCGTCAACCCGTCCCGCTTCGCCAACTGCTGGTGAAACATACTTTGAGACGGACACTAATAAGATTATCATTTGGGACGGGTCTGCTTGGACAGAGCTTGTTTCGGATGGTACTGCTTAACTTTAACCATCAATACTAACTATAGTTAATAAATAATATGCCAGATACATCATCTATATTCTATCAAATCGGTCAATCGACCAAAAGTGCTATTGCCGTTGAAACATCACGTGCGGAAGCTGCTGAAGCGACGTTACAAACTAACATTGATTCGGAAGCCTCCAGTCGTGCAAGTGCAGATACTACGTTGCAATCTAACATCGACAGCGAAGCTTCTAGCCGTGCGTCTGCTGATACCACCTTACAAGGTAACATTGACAGTGAAGCAAGCAGCAGAGCATCCGCTGACACCGCTCTTCAAGCAGCTGTAGACGCTATTGAAACTGGTGCTGGTCTTGGATCGGACGGTTCTTACACAGCTAACTCCTCAACCAACTACATCACATCTGCTGGTTCTTTGGTTGCTGCTGACGAAGCTCTCGACTCACAGATCAAAACTAACGCTGACGCTATCTCTTCTGAAGCAAGTACTCGTGCATCTGCCGATACCACCCTTCAGTCTAACATTGATAGTGAAGCTTCTTCCCGTGCCAGTGCTGACACAACTCTCCAAAGCAACATTGATGCTGAAGAGACTGCCCGTCAAGCTGCTGACTCCACGCTTCAAACAAACATCAATGACGAGGCAACTGCCCGTTCTTCTGCTGATACGACTTTACAGTCCAATATCGACGCTGAAGAAACTGCACGTATCGCTGCTGTTAGTAGTGAAGCTACTGCCAGATCATCTGCCGACACGACTCTTCAGTCGAACATCGACGCCGAAGCTTCAACTGCTCGTGCTGCTGAATCTGCTCTTGACGCTGCCAAAGCTAATCTTAGTGGTGCTTCCTTCACTGGAGACGTAAGCGGAACTAACCTTGTACTTAGCGGTAACTTAACTGTTAATGGTACAACTACTTCCGTACAAACCACTAACTCCGAAATCAAAGATGCTATCATGCTCATCAATGACGGAGCTGCTGGGTCTGCTAACAATGCTAACGACGCTGGGTTTATCATTGAGCGTGGTTCTTCCGACGACGGTAACATCGCTGCTGTTTACGACGAAGGTGAAGATAAGTTCGCTTTCTACAAAACTTCAGCTGGTGCTTCTTCTACTGACATCAGTGGAGACGACGGAAGTGCTTCCTTGATCGACGTTAAAGCTAACGACGTTGTTCTTGGAGACGGAAACAATCTTGGTTCATTGGCTGACTTTACAGCTGCAATGGCCTAACACTTGAGTTTGCTTAATGAGTGCGAAAGGTAAAAAAGGAGATACTAAGTCTCTAACTTTTCGTCTCACAAGCTCACAAAAGAAGGAGGTAGCTGGGATCGCTAATACGCTCGGTCTCAGCTCCTCCGCTCTTTTACAGATGTGGGTAACACGAATCCTTAACAATATGAACGGACGTGGTGACCACTCTGAGATGCCGAGAGACAACAAATAATACTTATGAAGGATCACGTAGAAGGAGCTAAACTTGCAGACAGTTATACTGATCTGTGCAAAGGTGCAGTAGGTTACATGAAAGCTATGGAGGAATACAACCCGGCTCTTATGAACGCTGTCGGTAAATGGTTAAAGGATAACAACATCACGGTAGATAATCGTAGTGGTACTCCTGTTAACGATTTAGCTAATGAGTTCAAAGCGTTACCGTTCCCTCAAGAACAACAAGACGATATACCCATCGAGAAACAACTTTAACTTCTTACTACATTCCCTTATACTTCAAAGGAGTCGGCAACATAACGTCGGCTCCTTTTTATTGTTATGAAGAAGAAACACCAAGAGATACCACCACAACTACGAGACTTCCGAAACTTTCTGTGTCTTGTTTGGCGACACCTTAACCTGCCTGACCCTACTCCGTTACAGTACGACATGGCTTTATACTTGCAAAATGGACCCCGTCGTTCCGTTATTCAAGCATTTCGTGGGTGTGGTAAGAGCTGGATAACCTCAGCATTTGTTGTTCATCAACTACTACTAGACCAAACAAAAAACATACTTGTTGTGTCTGCCAGTAAGAATAGATCAGATGACTTCTCCACTTTTACGTTACGTCTGATACAAGACATCCCATGCCTACAACACCTACAACCATCAGAGAACCAACGATTCAGTAAGATAGCTTTTGACGTTAGCGGTGCTCCTGCTTCTCACGCACCCTCCGTTAAGTCGTTAGGTGTAACATCCCAGCTGACTGGTTCCCGTGCTGATATAATCGTGGCTGACGACGTAGAAGTACCGTCTAACTCACAAACACAAGGACTACGGGATAAACTGGACGAAGCCGTCAAAGAGTTTGATTCTATTATAAAGCCCCTAGAAAGCTCTAGGATTGTATTTCTTGGTACACCTCAATGCGAGGACAGCCTGTACACTAAACTGGCAGAGAGAGGCTATGAGCAGCGTGTATGGCCCGCACAATACCCAAAGGAGGAAGACGCTGATAACAACTACGGTCCAGCCCTTGCACCCTTTATACGGGATAACATAACTCCTGAGACCACAGGCACATCCACAGAACCCCTACGCTTCAGTGATATGGACCTTGAGGAACGTCAGCTGTCTTACGGTCGTACCGGGTTTGCGTTGCAGTTCATGTTAAACCCTAAGCTGAGTGATCGTGACCGTTACCCCCTAAAGATTAACGACCTTATCATTCACGACGTTGACGTTGACAGTGCTCCTGAAAAGATCGTGTGGTCAAGTGACCCTGAGAAAGCAGATAGAACACTACCTAATGTAGGACTGGCAGGAGACCGCTACAAACGTCCCAGTAGCCTTGTAGGAGAACTAATACCGTACACAGGGTCTGTCATGTCTATTGATCCTTCTGGACGGGGTAAAGACGAAACGGCGTATGCTGTAGTCAAGATGCTTAACAGTCAGTTGTTTGTACCCGATGCTGGTGGTATTAAAGGAGGGTACGACGAGGTGACGTTAAAACGTCTCGTGTCTATTGCTAAAAACAACAAAGTTAACAAGATCGTTATAGAGTCTAACTTTGGTGACGGTATGTTTATGGAACTGATTAAACCGTTGTTTCGTAATGAATATCCTGTAACCATAGAAGAAGTACGTAGTAGTAAACAAAAAGAACTTAGGATTGTTGATACTCTTGAACCTGTACTTAATAGTCATCGTCTTATTGTTGATCCTAAAGTTATCTCTAACGACTACCAGTCTGCGTTAACGTATCCTATAGAGTCTCAAGCTAGGTATATGTTATTCTATCAACTATCACGGATAACAAGAGAACGGGGTAGTCTGGCTCATGATGACCGTCTGGATGCGTTAGCTATTGCTGTTGCTTATTGGGTAGAACAAATGGCTGCTGATGTTAACAAGAATATGTACGATAGAAAACAAGAACTACTACAAGAAGAGTTAACAAAGTTTACTGATAGCTTCTATAAACGTAAACGTTCTAATAACACTCTTCTTTGGAGTTAACAAATCTCTCTGTTTATATCTACTAGTTAATGTCTGTTATAACTGTGATGAAGTAGTTAGTTTAAATACAGTTATATTGTTATCGTTATCGTTATGGTTTATTTATAAACACACCTATCCTTAAAGACGTTAGAAAGAAGACGACGATAATAACGAAACGTTATAGGTAAAAAGCGTGTGAAGTCTTTCAGGAGCTTTTTTAAATAACTGATTATAACGACGACGTTTTAAAGTGTCCGTTGTTGTAGTCGTTTCGTCTATAAAGAAGCTATTACTTATTGATGTTATCGTTTTAAAGGACAGTTATAGCTGTACCTCCAGTTGCCACGGTGGCATTATACCTTTATAGAACCCATACGGGATGTATGTCAAGCCTAGAGTTGTAAGTCGTTGTTAATGAATGAATAAAAATACGGTACAAAATGACACACCTAAATTAAAGCAAATAGATTGTTAACGCTTTACTAAACAATATAACGTTAGTATAGTAGTTAACAGCGATGACGAACAACGACCAGACTGACGCTCTTATGTTTGATTTAGATAACCTCATACGACGGTATCAACAAGAGTACGACCTCAATGATCAGACAATCGTAGGTGCGTTAGAGTTCGCTAAACTGACTGTTTTAACAGACGCTGAGATCATTTTTAGCCCGGAAGACCTAGACGAAGACGACGGTTTAGACGACCTGATCAGCCCCTCTTTTTAAGAAATTTGACGAAAAAATCTGAACGGCTTACGCTATATACGCGCGCATTAATTACCCCCGCGCGTGCCTGCGGTTTATCTACTGGCAGGGGGATACCTTTGCAAAGTTGTTTCGTAAGTTGTTGATTATCAGCAGAGTTCGCATAATAGTCATTATGTCTAATTTACACGAGTAAAGCAGATAAAGCGTTGATTGTTAAGTACTTATGAGACGAGCTATTCGGTAGTGTTGTCAGTTGTTTTGCTTATTGCAAGTTAGTGTCGTTAACATCGTTTCATATCATTCTATCATGATAAATTGATGCGTTGTTTTGTATTTTTTATTCGCTTCGAGCCGTCATCAAAACGATCATAAACGATCAAAAGCGATCAAAAGCGATCATCATTAGTCGATCTGATAGTTGATAAGACTTGCTAATAGTTGTTATTAGAAACACAGCAAAGTTGCAAGATGGGTGTTTTTGTTCTCGAGGTTTGCTTCCAATGCTGTAAATGCTGTTTGAATTACTTATTAATTCTAACTCTTATTACTTATGAAAACATGTCTCGATTATATTGATAAAACTCAAGTGACTAATGAATACGATGTTACATTTAATGTGACTTTATCAGATTCAGAAAAACCCAATCAACCTTTGGTCAAATTCTATGACACTAGATATACAGATAAGCAAGGATGGGAATTAGGACAACCTGTATCGAGTTATTATGCCTT